CTAATACTATCATTCAGAAAAAGATCGACAAGGCAGAACCTGAAGATAAGCAATGGCTTAGAAACATTCAAGCATGTCTGAACCGTAATGTCTGCAAACCGCCAACAATGTGTTTACCTTATGGTATCTCTATCTACGGTGTAACAGACTCGTTGATCGAAATGTATGACGAAGGTAAGCTAAAGGACGCATACCTAGAGTCAGAACCTAAATTAGTCAGACTGAATAGACTAAGAGAATTCTCTATGGATATTATGTCTGGTGTAGGTACAGTAGTAAAAGCAGCAGTCATAGGTATGGACTGGTTGAAGAAAGCAGAGAAAGCAACCTTGTTAAGCTCTAATGAGAAACCGCTAAGTTATAGAACTAGGTTAGGCTTCCCTTTCATTCAGCAGTATTATAAACCTACAACTAAGCGAGTTAAGATGTTTATAGATGATGTAGATATAAAGATTAGAATGCAGTCTTTTACAAGACAAATAAATAAAACTAAATCTAATTCTGCTATAGCACCTAACTTCATCCACTCGCAGGACGCAACGCATCTACTAAAGACCGCACTACTGGCTAATGAAAGAGGTATGACATCCTTCAGTTTCATACACGATTCTTTTGGAGTGCATGCAGCTGATACAGAAGCATTTAGAGATGTTATACGAGAATCTTTTGTATGGCTGTATGAAGAAGACACGCTTGGGCAAGTTAAGGCACAGTGGGGCAAGCAGTTCCCTGATGCTGAAATCCCAGAGCCTCCATATGGGGAGTATGGAACTTTGGATTTACAAGAATGTCTAAAAAGTAGTTACATATTTAATTGATTATGTTAATAGGTATAATAATAGAACATAAAGACATCTGGTGGCTCATCGTAGGATTAGCGATGATGCTGCTCTGGTGGTCATTAGAAAAAAGAGGTAAGTAATATGTTGGTAGTTGAACAATCAGAATACGTTAACACCTTCCAATCGCTAGAGAAGGGTGATATCTTTTACCTTGCTAGAGGCACTATAGTTATGATGAAGGTAGAGGTCCCAAAAAGAGGTTTTCCAGAGGCATTAGCAGTTAACCTTGAGAGTGGGCATGCAGTTAAGTTGAAACCTAGTGTAAATGTAGTTAAGCTGCAAGGATCACTCAAAGTAAAGAAAGATTGCTGCTGTAGCTAGCATTAGGCCTTCGGGCCTTTTTCTTTTTTTATTTAACTTAGGCACGGGCATCCTTATTACAGGAGAAATACTATCATCATCCCGACCATCTTATGTGTAAATTCTTTAACATTTTGCTCAACATCGGTACCTTAGGTGTAATAAAATGAACATTAAAATTATGACACAGAAATTCACAGTACCCGGTACTTTTTACATACCAAATTCACAGTACCCCCTAAGAGGGAAGAACAATAAGCTATAACTTATATTAAACTATTAGTCAACTATATATTATACATATAGTCTAAGCTAATATAAACTATAAGCCAATACTAAATATTATTTTTAATGATTATAACTAAGATAGAACTAATAACTATATGTCTAACAATAAGCTAAACTACTGTGCTATATGTTTAACTAAGAGCTACTGTACCATAGGTCAACTAGGTAATAGGCCATGTGAACTATATCTCGGAGAGGAGAAAGAGAACAATGAGGAGTGTAAGAATAGCGATACTAGTGTTCCTACTAGTGTCAACAAGCTGCATAAATAAATCATCATCATCCATTAAAGATGATCCATCACTAGTGAAAGATGTCCTAGGAGTCTTTGGTGCTACCACTATGGTATACCATGAGGCTGGACGAGGGACGACATTTCACATAGGAGATGGGTATTTCATCACAGCAGCCCATGTTGTCAATGGGTTTGACCAAGTGTACATACTCGGTAAGCAAGCAGAGATACTCGACTGTGATCACGAGTTAGACATAGCGCTCCTACGAGTTGAATCATTATCATACATGATGCACTTCAAGGTGTCATCAGAGATTCCCCAATATTTTGAAGAGGTCGGAACCATTGGTTACCACTTCGGTATGGCCTTAGAGGTGACGTTAGGTAAAGTATCGAATCGTCACATAGGTTCACCTTACTTCGATACCACAGTACCCATGAATGGTGGCTGTAGTGGAGGCCCAGTGTTTAACCACAGGTTCGAAGTCATAGGTATTAACATAAGCATTCTGTCACGCTATGGTGGCTGGAATGGTGTCTCAAAGCACCTTAAAGGTCACGAGATTATAAAATTTATTGAGAATTATGAAAGAACAAAAAGTAGAACGCGGTAAAACGAAGTCAGGTGCTGATCACATTAAGTACAGCACTGTGAGGGGCCCTAAGTCAGGACCTAGACAAGAGACCGCACAAGATCGAAAGAATTATGAAGATGGGTATGATCGAATCTTTGGTAACAAGAAGTCTAAACTAGAGGAACCTAAGTGTCCACTATGTAAAGGCGAAGCAGAACCTGGGACTTGTCCTTGCTGTAATTGAGCTCAAAATTCACAGTACCCCCTTAGAGGAAAACACGAAAATGCCTAGAAATTACAAACGTGAATACGAGCTATATCATTCCAAACCAAAGCAGAAACGACGTAGAGCACAGCGCAATGCAGCTAGACGTAAGATGGCTAAGGCTGGTAAGGTTAGTAAAGGTGATGGCAAAGACGTACACCATAAGAATCACAATACCGCTAATAATGGTACAAAAAATTTAAGTGTAACTTCAAAGTCTAGTAACCGAGCCAAGAATCTTGGCAAAGGTGGAAGACCTAGGAAGAAAGCTAAGAAGAGTTAAGTTTGATTATAGGGGAAGCCCGTCTTGACTATAGAGAACGAAAGAACGCTGGATAAATTATAGAGGCAATGTGACGAAAATCACTAGATTCGTGGGTGTATCTGTAATCCCACTCGCTATATGAGAACTTAAAGACCTTACGGGGTGATGTCTGAAAACTCAAGCCCCATACCTTAAACACAAGAACAGGAGTCCGAATGGATAACTTAAATATTATTACACCAGAAGGTACAGCATCATACCCACATCTACAGAAACCAGATTCATACATGGGTAAAGAGAAGTACGACACACAACTAGTCCTCGATTCATCTAAGCCAGAAGACCAAGAGTTTAGATCAAAAGTGGAAGCCTACATGGAAAAGGCTAAAGCAAACGCTATTGCTACACAGCAAGAAATCGTTGATGGTTTAGATCCTAAATCAAAGAACCCTAAAGTCCAGAAGCAATATAAGAATGCTTCAACTATTCTAGAGAACCTGAAAGCAGGTGAATTTAGAGGACCTATTGAGGATGAGTTTGATGAGAACGATGAACCTACAGGTAAGTTTATTCTTAAAACCAAGTGTAACGCATCTTTCAAAACTAAGAAAGGTGAAGTAATCGATCTTGCACCTAAGATCTATGATGCCTCTGCAGAGCTAATGCAGGTAAGACCAGATATCCGTGGTGGTTCAAGACTACACGTCGACATTGATCTGGTACCATACCTAGCTGCAGCAGTTGACATCGGTGCAGGCGTTTCGGCAAGGCTAAAAGCTGTACAGGTAATTAGACTATCAGGTAACGGTGGTAACGATTCAGGTGGCTCTGGGTTCGGCGCTAAGTCAGGCTTCAGTGGTCAAGGTTATGTTGCACCAGAGACACCAGATGTCCAGCCTGAGGGACAAGCTGACGACATCGATTATTAATAGGAGTACTACTATGAAAACCGCATTAATAACAATAGCAATTTTTGCAATATACTTCGCTGTAACACTAGGTGCATGCTACCTCGGAGCATGGTTGATACTTAAAGCCTGTACAGTATTTAACATAATGGAGACTTACACCTCGACTCAACTACACTGGGGTGCAGGTCTTTGGTTCGTGCTTACTAATCTACTTGTACGACCATCGGTAAAAGTTAGTGCATAGGGCTCCACGAAGAGCTGATAACGAGGGGTATGCCTCAGGTCTAGAAAGACAGAATGGTATACTCCTTGAGAAATCAGGCTTAGAGTTCTGGTATGAATCAGGGCCATGTGTGATCGACTACACAACACCTATCAGGAAAGGTAAGTGTAGCCAGTGTGGTAGCCATGAGGTTCACTCACATCACATATATACAGCAGACTTTGCCTTTAGGTCTAAGTCAGGTAAACTGATACTAGTGGAATGTAAAGGCCACTATCTTGCTTGGAAGGGTGAGACCCGAGCTAAGCACCAGCGTATCAAGAAGCAATACCCTGAGATGGACCTAAGGTTTATATTCAATAACAAGAACGCTAAGATTAGTAAGTCAAGTAAAACTACTAATGCTCAGTGGTGTAAGAGACAAGGTTTTGAATGTGCTTCAGAACTAATACCAAAGAGATGGTTAAACGAATAATAATACTATCATAATACGGAGACGAAATGGCTGAAGAAGCTTATTACAAATATAAAACCTCTTGTCCAGCCTGTGGCTCATCAGACGCTAACGCAGTATATTCTGATGGGTCAACCCATTGCTTCTCTTGTCAGACCCATGTATTCAATAACACAGAAACAGGCCTAGAAGCCAAAGAGACAGGTTACGACTTGTCTGGATTCATCTGGGGCGACTATCGCGCTCTAAGAGGCATTTCTGTGGATTCTATGAGACACTATGGGTATCAAGTAAACGAAACATATAACGATAACTACGATACACACATCGCACCCTACTTTGATGAGAATGGTGTACAGTGTGCACAGCACCTAAGATTCGATGGTGATAAAAGTAGTATGCCTTTTAAAGGTACTAATCCTAAAACCATGAAGATGTTCGGACAACAGAAGTTCGCAGCAGGTGGTAAGCAATTAGTTATATGTGAAGGTGAGATCGATGCCATGTCTGTGTATGAAGCACTAGGTAAATCATGGCCAGTCGTAGGTATACCCGGGGCTGAACGAGTAGACAAAGCAATAAGAGCAAACCTAGAATTCATTGAATCATTTGAATCAGTGGTACTATTCTTTGATGCAGACGAAGCAGGACGAAAGGCAACACAGACAGCTTTAGACATACTACCTTTTGGTAAGACCAAATTTATAAAGGAATTACCCCAAGATTGTAAGGATGCTAACGACATTCTAGTTAAATGCGGTAAAGACAAATTACGTCAGACCGTATTCTTTAAAGCTGAAGAGTACATTCCTGAGGGTGTAACAGACATAAGTGACATTAAGTTCAACGCGGAGAACTTCACCGTAAGTCTGTACCCTTGGGACTGTTTTAACTATAAACTATACGCAAGACGTGGCGGTGAGCTTACTGTTTACACCGCAGGATCTGGTATAGGAAAATCAACAATTCTCAGAGCAATCTATGCTGACCTTATTAAACAAGGTGAGAAATGTGCTGGTATATTCTTAGAAGAGACTATAGCAGAAACCAAAGCTGACATTATGTCATCTATACTCGGTAAACCAATCAGAAAAATTCTAGCTCAACTAGCAGTCAACAAGGCGTTAGAAGCCAAAGGCAATGAACCATTATTCAAAGATGTTGAGGAACTAGATTCAAAAATGTTATCTGATGCTGAAGCTGAGGTAGACAAATCTGGTATGCTATTAATTGATCACAGTAAAGGGTATAATCTCAAATCTGTCATCAGTCAAATAAGATTCCTAGCAATTAGTAAAGAAGTAAAGCATATACTACTAGACCATATTAGTTTATTAATTTCCTCTGATAAAGAGATCGACAACGAAGTCAAAGCTACCGATGTTGTCATGAAGGAATTAAGAGTACTAGCAGAAGAGCTTGGCATTAACATAGATATAATATCGCATGTTAGAAAAAGAGCTAATGGTATGAGATCTGTTAACACAGGTGCTCAGTTGAATGTAGAAGAACTCAGAGGCTCAGGTAGTCTATACCAAGTAGCCAATAATGTAATCGCTTTCGAACGTTCTCAACAGGATGATGATCCTAACCTTACGGTATGTCGCAGTCTCAAGAACAGACTAGCAGGGTTCACTGGTGTAATAGGCCAGCTGAGATATGACCCAGATACAGGACATCTAACGGAAGAACATTATGAAGGAGAAAATGGGTTTACAGCAAAAGAAGCAACTGATTACTAAGCTAGGGCAAGCAGTTAAAATACACAAAAAATTACAAGGTGTTATAATCAAAGAACTTCCAGACAATTACTTTAAAGTTTCAACAGGTAATGCAGGAGTTAATTGGGTTGACACCTTACATATAGATGAGATAGATATATGGACGAACAGCTTTTAAAACTATACTGTAAATTAGTAGTACCATGGAGAGAGAAGGCAGAGCACTATGAGGCCATCGCTGAATCTCAAAGTGAACTAATTGCAAAATTGTCGTTAAAAATCCAAGAGTTAACTAGAGGTAACTAAGATGAGTAGATTGGTATTTGATATCGAAACTAATCATTATGATTTCAAAGTCATGAACAAGTTACACTGTCTAGCTATCTGGGATGTCGATACCAATAAAGGTACTCTGTACGTAGATAATATTGAAGAAGGTCTAAAACGATTAGAAGAAGCAGAAGAGCTAATAGCTCACAATGGTATAAAATTTGATATACCTGCTCTTAGAATATTCTACCCCGAGTTTAACCCTAAGGGTAAGATCCGAGATACAGTTATCATGTCTAGACTATACAGACCTAAATGGTATACCCACTCGTTAGAGCGATGGGGTCAGGTCTTAAGGTTTAAGAAAGGTGACTATGCTAAACAATTTAAAGAGGCCTTAGGTGATGATTACACCGAGGGCGCAGAATGGGCTGAATACAATGATGATATGGGTGAGTATTGCTTACGTGATGTACGTGTTAATGCTCGTGTCTATTTAGAATGCCTTAAAGGTATCCCATACTTCTATTCAATAGAGGCACTAGAATTAGAACAGTATACCACTGAACTAATGGAGAAACAAAAGAAGATAGGTGTAGGATTCGATAAGGAAAAAGCTACTAAGCTTATGTTAACCCTTATGGATCATAGAGATAAACTCGCTGAACCTATCAAGAAATCATTCGGTAGATTCTATAAACCCGGTAAAGAGTTTACACCTAAGCGTGACAATAAGCGACTTGGGTATAAAAAAGGTTCATCATTCTGTAAGTTGAATTGGGTGGACTTTAATCCTACATCCAGAGATCACATAGCTTTCTGGCTTAAGGAGAAATACAACTGGGAACCTGAGGAATTTACTGAAGGTGGTAAACCAAAAATATCTGAGACTGTCTTAGAAGATCTAGCTAACGTTTATCCTGAAGCTGGACCTTTGGCTGAACACTTTATGGTCTGTAAGAGGCTGAGTGCTCTGTCTGAAGGTAAAGGCTCATGGTTTAATAATCTAACACCAGAAGGTAGAATCCATGGTTCCGTTAACCCTCAAGGTACTGTCACTTATCGCGGTACTCATAATAACCCTAACTTGGGTCAAGTGCCGAAAGTTGGAAAACCCTACGGAGCGGAGTGTCGTGATCTATTTAGCCATGGTTTTGGTGATGACTTCACTTTCCTCGGTTGTGATATGTCTGGCATCGAGTTCAGGCTACTTGCTCACTACCTGTATCGGTTTGATAATGGTCAACTCGTTGATATCGTACTTAATGGTGACATTCATTCCATAAACCAAAAAGCAGCTGGTTTACCTACTCGTGATATGGCTAAGACTTTCATCTACGCTTTCATATACGGAGGTGGAGACGCTAAGTTAGGTTCTATCGTTGGTAAAGGTAGAGAACACGGTGCTAAACTAAGAGCACAGTTCCTTAGAAACTTACCTGCATTAGCTGAACTACTTAAGAGAGTAACAGCATATCGTAAAGTAAACAAAGGTTACATAAGGATATTAGATGGACGACACATCCCAGTCGATCACCAACACACAACACTTAATTACCTTCTGCAGTCAGCAGGTGCTATATTGTCCAAGGCATGGATGCATAAATTCCATACAAAAGCCCAGCAGGCAGGATTCACCGACGCTGATTATATGCAACTCCTGTGGGTCCACGATGAGATACAGCTCGGAGTTAAGAAGGAAAGGGCTGAAGAATTAGGTCAGCTTTGTGTTGAAGCTATTGAAGAAGTTGGTAAAGATTATAAACTAAATTGTCCTATAACAGGTGCATTTGATATAGGAGCAACATGGAAGGATACACATTAATATGTTCCCAAAAGTAGAAATTATACATAAACCCACAAGTGCTTTTCCAAAGTTTACTGTTCTAGTAGATGGTGAAGTAATTAAAGTCGCTAATAGTATTAACCCCTCGGAACTCCTAGAGGACCTTGGTATTCCACATATTTACAAAATGGAGACTAAAGTAAGTGAGTAAAAGTAAACATATACCATTAAGGCACTATAAAGTATTATTAACACAGATGGTTAGAGAACTAGCTGAGAAAGTTGATCGTACTGGTTTAAAAAGAAATTCCAAAAGAAGTCTACTAGTTGCACAGTTACTAGATACTGTGTCACAGTTAGAGAGAGAACTCAAACGTGATGTAACTCTTAAGGAGAGCGCTGAAGAAAAGCGTGCTCTATTTATGGAATTGTATGATGGTGTCATGCCTAGTTGGGCACTTGATACCTTATTCCATGCTTTAACAGAAGAACAGCAGAAACTCCAGAAAGCACAATAATGAAACTATTATTTGATGGAGACATGCTGGTATTTAGATTCTGCAGAGCATGTGAAGAGAGAAACCCTTTCAAAAAAGATAAGATTGAGAGGGCTTGCCCTGAGGAGACTTGGCGTACTATCGAAATGCGTATACACCAATGCGTAGAAATTGTTGCAGAACATTTCGGTGAAGATGTTGAACCAGTTATTTGTTTCTCATCAAAGCGTAATTACAGGAAAGAAGTAAATCCTGAATACAAGTCTAATAGAAAAGATCCTAAACCAGTACTATACTATGATATGAAAGCTAAGGCTGAAAGACTATTACACTGTGAAGAGTGGGATGGTATTGAAGCTGATGATGTCATGGGTATACTACAAGATGACGACTCCATAATCTGCACTGGGGATAAAGACCTTAAACAGATTACTGGATACCACCTAAACTTAATCGATCCTGAGCTGGGTATAGAAGAAGTAACCCCGAAGGAAGGTGATCTAATGTTCCGTTACCAGTGTCTATCGGGAGATTCAGTTGATGGGTATTATGGTTGTCCAGCTATTGGTAAAACAAAAGCTAAGCGAATTATTGACGAAGCTGGTGATAACTGGTGGCAGACAGTGGTCTCAACATATGAGAACGCTATGTCACCTAAAACCAAGCGAGTTAAAACAGAAGGTGGTAAGACACGGGTACTTAAACTCAAGTCTTATAACTTAGGTTTAGGCGAGAAGGATGCGCTTCTCACTGCACGCATGGCTTATATACTCAGGAATGACGATGATTACAATAAGATTACACACGAGGTTAAACTATGGGTTCCTTAAACATTTTAGGGATTGAAGGTCCTAAAGGTGCTGGTAAAGATACAGCTTTTAAGTTAATCAATGGTATGTGCCCTTTTAATGTTAGAAGGTTTGCATTTGCTGATGAGCTTAAGAATGAGTTAATTAAAGAGCTCAAGTTATCTCCTGAAATCTTACGAGGTACTACAGAAGAAAAAGATAATACTTATACCAAATATGAATGGTCTGATCCTAGATTTAGTTGGCATAGAAAAGGTAGAGAAGGGTTCATCACGTATCGAGAAATGATGCAGTTGTGGGGCTTTAGAGCTGGTACACCATACTGGATCAATAAACTTTTCACAAAGATCAATGCTTACGCTAACGAATACCCAGAGGATATAGCTATTATAACTGATGTTAGATTTCCTGAAGAAGTAGGAGCTATCATTGAAGCAGGTGGTAGCTTAGTATTAATAGATGGTGTAAAGACTAAGAAGCATAATGATGATTACTCAGAAGCTGGTGGTCTATACTACGATTACAAAGTACCCGGAAGAGGTAAAGCACCATTAAGTAAAACCAAAGCTGAACTAGCAGATATCATGTGGTCAGCTTTTGGTATCAACTGTAGAGGATAACACGAATGTTTTTTAGAAGACGTAAGGAACAGCAAGAGGCTGAACAAGCTGCTTTAGATAAGAAAGCTATTAGCCTAGCTGAGGAAATACTATCATCACCAGAGGAAACACTTAAGTACCTTCAGAACAAGTTCCCTAATGAGTTACCAGATACAGAACACTCACAGTGGCAATTTGGTATTCTTTCAGGTCAGCAACGTGTAATTAATGAATTAATTCATCTTGTTAATCTGATTCA